AACTTGGTAACGCCACCAGCAGTTACGTTAGTAACCCAGTAGCAGTAGACACCATCATCACAGTAGCCATATACCTTGTCGTCAGTACCTACGTTGTAGTTGACGAAGTGCTGGACGTTGCTTGTAATCGTGCCTGTAGAGGGCGTAGAAGCCACATTAGAGGCAGTCTTGGCATAGGTCAGGGTAGTTGATGTGGGTACTGAGGCAATCGTATAGGTGCCATTGAAGGTTGCATCTACGCCAGCGACCACAATCTCCATACCTACAGCCAAGCCGTGAGCAGCGCTGGTTGTCAGCGTAGCCACGTTAGAGGTTAGAGCCTTGTTAGATACCGTTGCTGAGATGGCTGGATACACCTTGTCTAGGTCATAGCCATCAAGCATCAAGCAGCCGTAATATGTGGTGCTGTTCTGAGTCCATTGAATGGATCGCAGGAACTGGTTAGGACGTAGGTTGGTATTGAGTTGTGATGTGGTGACGTGGGTAGCATCCATATCCAGAATCAGAGTTGCCTGTCCTTTGGTCCAGACATCTAATCCTTTGGACTCGGTGTACTGAAAGCGCAAGCCTTCATCCTGAGCAGGCTCAAAGTATTTGATGCCTTGACCTAGATGGAATGATGACTGCGATCTGAACCACCAACCAGTCAGAGACTGTTCTCCAGCTTCACGGGTCTGGTCATACTGTTGCTTACGGTACTGAGCCGTGACACGACGATAGGGTGAATCATCACTGGCTGCCAAAAAGAATGGCAAGCCATTGATGGCTATATCGTAAGCAACTCCTGTGGCTTGATAGTTAGTCGAGCCAGCAGGGTTAGACAGGGTATAGGGAATACCCTCGGTAATATCGTCACCGTAGGACAACGGTTACTCCTTACTTAGAAAGGGCTGCGATTTCTTCTGAGGTCAAACCAAGTGCGGCAAGTTTTGATTCTGCTGCAGCCTTGGCTGCTGCTGCTGCCTGCTCTGCTGCTTCTTTAGCAGCGGCTTCTTCGGCAGCCTTGGCTGCCATCTGATCACGTTCTGCTAGTTCTGCTGCAGTAAGAGCGATGATTTCAGTCTTACCAGTGGAGCAGTCAACTACCAGTTTTGTAGGTACTTCAGCCATTTGATATTTCTCCTAGAGGTTTGTGTTCGTCATTTGTGCATTCCCAAAGACAGGTATCTTCATTCAAGGTTGCTTCATCGTGGCACTTGGGCGGGATGAATGCGTCACGAGTAGCGTCATAGGTATAGCCAATTCCTGCATAGTTCTTGCGGATGCGTCCATTGTAAGAAGTCTGAACCCACGTTCCGCCTAGACCAAGTTCATTGGCTAGGAACTCTTGAGCAGTATTGGTATGTTCGTAGTAGTCATTGACCACAAGAACTTGTGTAACAACATTGTTGTTATCTATCTGAGCATAGTGTGCCATTACGCTGCATACCTCACAATCACGATACCTGAACCGCCTGCGCCACCTGTAATTGCACCATTGGTTCCACTTAGAGCAGGGCTTCCTCCGCCACCACTGCCAGTATTAGCGGTACCTGCGCTACCACTTGTTCCAGTTCCTGTGCCAGTTCTATTTCCACCAGAACCACCGCCACCAGAACCACCAGATGCACCTGTTGTTACATTTGAGTTACCACCACCGCCACCACCGCCAGCATAAGTTACAGAAGAACCAGTAATAGAAGTTGCTACACCATTTCCGCCTGTTCCTGGTCCATTTGGACTTGTAACAGATGCACCAGCCGCCCCAGCACCACCACCACCAGCGCCAGCAGGGTCAGAACCAGAAACATTACCGCCTGCATAACCTTGATTAGCAGTCCCTGTTCCACCTGTTGTTCCACCATTTGTAGCAGATGCTCCACCGCCAGAACCACCATTGACACCATTACCCGTAGTTGTGCGACCTCCGCCACCACCGCCTGCGGTTGAAGTGATTGTTGTTATACCTGTTCCTGAAATAGAAGAGTTATTTCCACTACCACCAGAACCATCTGTTGCTCCCGTTCCACCAGCGCCGACAGTTATTGTATAAGCAGTTCCATTTGTAAATGTAACTGCAGATTCTAATGAACCGCCACCACCTGTTGCAGTAACAGTAGAACGAAGACCGCCAGCACCACCACCACCTGCTGAGTGTGTTCCATTTGGAACGCAGGCACCACCACCACCACCACCTGCCACTACTAAGTAGTCACAGGTCAAAGACTTATTCGGTGTGAATGTGCCAGATGAACGGAAGGTATGGATCCAATACGTTCCATCAAAGACAATGCTGTCGCCACCAGTTGCATAGGGAGCAGAAGATGGGCTTGGAGTTACGCCTTCTTTTGCTATGCCATAGAGGTAGAAGGTGGAGTATTGGACGAAGTTGCCTGAATTTCCATCGGTAATAGTTAGACTGCTGATGGCAGCGGTGTTTGTTAGTAAACCTGCGGCCAATGAAGCGATTGCCGAAGTAGCATTATTTTCCGTTACTGAATCTGAACTACTGCTTTTGTTATTGCTTCCAGTGTAATTAGGTAAATAAATTTCTGCATTTGAAAATGTAGAACTTGTTGCACTTGAACCAGTAGCATAAAAATATGTTATGTAATCGGTACTTGATGCAGATGAAGTACCTGAACCATCTCCATAAACAAGTTTTGTTGTGTATCCAGTTGTAGAAGAATTGATTTGTAATCTTGCTCGTGAAACAGCCGACGCGTAATCGCTGCGGGCAGATACAACAACTTTCAAATCAGTATAGGTCTGCGGGATAGATGTGAAGGTAATAGACGAGGCACCTGCTGCGCCTACTGTGATTTTCTCAATGAGCGTGTATGTGTTTGGCATATGATCTCCTAAGCCGCTGCTATTCCGTATAACGAGAAGGTTGAGCCTGATTGAAAATCATTTGAGCCTGCTTCGGCAACAAGAGTTATGCTTGTTATCGCGGCAGTATTTCTCCAAAGTCCAACACCAGCAACTACATAACTTTCAGCATTGTTGAAGCGATGCAAAACTGTTTTATTTACATTTGTATTTGTATAATTTTGAACTTGCATAATCCAAGGCCAAAAGTTGCCAGCAGTTCCTACACCTGGTCCTGGGTTAGCATATATCCCGTTTTGATTTGTATGGCGGTTAGATGAAGCGGCGCTACCACTACCAGCAATTACTGTAGATGAATAGTTGCTACCTGAATCTCCATTGAAACGCAAAATTGGCTGATATGTATTTGCTCCAGTTTTGATTGAGCCTACTACAACCAAATCCGTATAACTACCACTAATGCTAGAGAACGTCACACTGCTTTGTGCGCTACCTAGCGTTGTCGTTGCAATCTGTGTATATGTTGCGCCTGCTGCCATTATGAGTTACCGCCTTTGATACCGTACAGGGCGAAGTGGGAGTATTGTTGAAAAGTAGTACCACCCGTTGGTGCTACTGTGATTGAAGTGATAGCACTAGTATTTACCCAAAGACCTGAATCTAAATCAATATAACCTGTTCCATTTTTATCAAATCCATTCAATGCTCGTAAAACTTTATTTTTGTTGGTGTCTGTATAATCTAGAATATCCCATACAAAACCACTAAATGTATTTGCCATTGAAACACTTACTGCATATAAAGCAATACCTGAATTTGTTTCGCCACCAGCAATAGCACTTGTTCCAGTACCTTCTAAATAATGATTTTTATAGGTGGAACCACTGCTATTGAATGTTACTAAAACCGATTGGTCGCTTCCTGTTCTTACAATTCCCCTTATTTGCAGATGTGTATAAGTGCTAGGAATAGAACTGAAAGTAATGCTAGAACTTCCACCAGCACCTACTGTTGTTGTAGCAATAGAGTCAAAAGAAGTAGGCAGGCTATAGCGGCTATAGTTCTGAGAAGCCCAGATACCAAGGATTGGACTCACGCTATATCACCTACCGCATACCACGAATCTGTATCGCGTTTGATAAGTGTCATTGCTGAATACTGTGCTCGGCATTTAGGTGAGGCAGCAGTAGCGCCAGTCGATACAACGGTTGTTGTACCAGGAGTAGCAGCACTTACCGTTACCTGACCTGCACCAATCTGGATGATGTTCAACTGAGTTCCGATAGGAAACGCTACTGATGCGTTAGTTGGGATTGAGTAGGTCTGAGCAGAGGCATTGCTTGCTGTGACCAGCTTATTGTCAGCATCTGCCAAGACGAATGTATATGTGGTACCAGTCTGTGCGTTGAATGCTAGGGCGGCACTAGCAGATGTTGTTCCGCCAATCAGGGCTACGCTCATTTAGTTACCGTCGCTTCCGAAAGCAGAGAACGAACTCGTTCCTGTTGTTGAATAAACCGTGATGACATCTGTGTTAGCAAGGGTTAGTCCACCTTGCAATGAGATAAAGGCTCCGCTTGGTACCTGTACGCCATAGGCGATGTAGTGCTGGTTAGCCAAGGTTGCTCCTGCTGGACGCACTGCGATACGGATAGTGTCGGCTGCTCCTCCAGTATTTGCAATCTGCAATGTAGAGACAATCGTTGCACTTGATGCAGTAAGCAAAGTTGTTGCTGTTGCTGCAGTCGGTGCGCTCTGCGCTAGTACTTTATATGTTGGCATTAGGCTAAGTCTCCAATCAAGGTCCACGTATCTGTTGCTGTCTTGACAAGGCTTGCTGCAGACCATTGAGCGCGGGTCTTAGTTCCAGTCCCATTGATGGTTACACCTGCTGCTGCTGCCACAGTTACCTGCCCAGCACCAATCTGCTGTAGGTTGATGATTGCGCCAGTGGCGTATGCGACAGATGAGTTGGCAGGCACAGTTACTGTTATGGATGAAGCATTATCTAAAGTAACCAACTTGCCGTTGTCTGCTAGGACAAAAGTATATGTCGTTCCAGTCTGGGCATTCAAGGTCAAGTTCTGCTTGGCATCATTGATTGTTGGACTGGTCAAAGTCTTATTAGTGAGCGTATCTGTTGTCGCTTTACCGACCAAGGTATCTGTAGCTGCAGGCAGAGTTAGTGTCGTTGTACCTGCTACTGCTGTTGCTTGGACTGTGGTTGAACCAGAGGTGGAACCAGCAAAGCCCATACTTGCCACAGGCGAGATAGCCAACTTGAATGCGTTCAGATCATCGCTGGTCAATACGTGCTTGACTGTCGCACCTGCTGAGTGCTGCACACCAGATGTTCCAGCACGTGCTCTGACGATTGTGAATGTATCGCTGGAGTTAGCAGTGATAAATACGATTTCTTCATTGGTGGTATCAGGGTCAAGAGCAACAGTGAACTGGTCTACGTTACCTGCTGCTAGTGTGACTCCACCAAGCAAGGCAGAGCCAGTTCCTGCTGCCACAGTCATTGTGGTGGCGCTAGACGATATTGTTGAGGCAAGCGTCGTCTCAACGCTAATCGACGAGTATTGTCTGGTCATTAGCCTTCCTTATCGGGTTAGATGTAGTCTGATTGGGAACTGATCAGAAAGTTTCAAAGCTTCTTCCTGCAAACGTTGCTGGAACAAAGCGAATACATACTTGCTCATAGCAGAGCCAGCAGATGATGGAATTTTGGTGTCGTTCAAATCTGCTTCAGCGCTGGATAGATTGATACGACCAGCATCAAGGAATGAAAGCAGACGATATGATGCGCCATAGACAATAACATCTTGGCAGGAATCTGGAAGTCCTGTGACATCCACAAAGTCATCTGTGGTGTTATCCATAGTATCTGGAACCATTGTGTACCAGACCTTGATAGTTCTACCAGGCTGGATGTTCTCGTAAATGTTGACAGTCTTCTGGGTATTGAATGT